GCCATCAAGCACATTGTCGGCCTGAAGGAAAATGCTAGCTGGCACCACGGCCACGCCAACGGGATGATCAGCGCATTTTCGCTCGTGGGCCTATTCAGTCGTGAGCACATCAGAAAGATGAACGACGAAGCTGACGAAGCCCTCGAAAAAATCACCCATGCCCACTTCCCGAAACTCGATATTTGAATAAATGCATGAATGCTTATGGGACGGGATGACACATACTCACGAGACTCGCTAACGTAGATACTGCCTGCGCCCTTTGGGTCTATATATATGCGGGTACCGCTGCCAGCTGGTCAAACTGAAGAAGCACAGGCAACCTTCAAACTTTACCGCGCTGTGTTCTACAGCGAACAATGAAACAGATTGGAAAGTGGATTAGGGACAATGGATAAAAAAAGAGACTACCTACCAGAGTTAGTTGGCGTTTTCGTTGCCCTAGCTGCTCTGAATCTTTGGTACTTTTCTAGCCTAGCAATTGATAAGGCAGTGCTTCCGTCGTCATTTGCGCTTTGGGCTCAACTTTGCACTGCGGCCTTTGGCGCTTTTTTTGGTTCATACTGTGCGTTTAAGCTGAGAAAACATGAAGAGAAGCAAAGCCAACTAAACAGCAGAAAGGCTGCGCTAGACTCGTGCCTTTTTACATTGATCCGTCAACGTAACGCGATACATTTGATAAAAAGGGAGTATGACAAGTTCAGCAGCCCGATAATTCGTGCCATCTGTATGCCTGCCAACAAGCATCCAGAATACAAGGACCTTAGACTCAATTTCGACGAACTGAGTTTTTTGGCAGAGCTTGGCGAGATACAAACCTTGCTAGAACTGACTATCGAACAAGAACTATTTGAACAAATGACATATAGCGCTGAAAACAGAACCAAGTTTTGTCTGGAAAAATTACAGCCCGCACTGGAGCTTCACGACATAGACGGCAAAGAATTTTCAGAGAATGAACTGAGAAACCTGCTTGGAAAGTTAATTTTTGATACGGCCAAGAATGCGTCGGAATCCACGTACAAACTGCTAAAGGCAAACGAACAATCCAATGCAAAGACCTGGGCCAAAATGTACGACGTTGCAAAGACTATCTTCCCTGATAAAAAATTTCTAAAGAACCCCTCCTAAGGGCAAGTGCGACTGGGCACCAGCCGAGCATTTGAGTCACTGGGCAATTACGATAAACCACCGAGTCAACTAAAAAATAGGACGTGTGGCATATGTATTTAAAGATCGCAAATAATGAGTTTGCCGATGGCGATTTTAATGCACTTGAGGACCTACTCGGACTGCTAGATACGAAACTCAAAAGCATCAATGAAAAAATAAAAAGTAGCACAGATCCAGATGCAGACGGTCTCTTTGATCGAGGCGAGTATTTTATTGGAGTAGGGTTTGTTGCCATACAGCAATACATCACCTCAACATTCATGACGCTGGAAATATCGAGAGATATTGCGCTTGCTGTGCCCCCAATTGCCAAAGCGCAAACGACCGTAGTGCATGCATTACACGCAGCCGCGAACTATTGGAAGCATCAAGACGAATGGAAACTAGTACACGTCGTTGATAGAGACACTGAAAATCTCGGAAGCTCAGCAAAGCTTACAATACGTACAATCGAGACAATTACTCCATGGACCGAGTACACATGCAGCAATATGCTTGCAGAGTTACTATCTCCTGAACAAATTGAACTGAGCCCTCTTTTATCGAAACTTGAAAAGTGGCGAAGCAACTTAGATAAACTTAACACCTAAGAACACTGAATCCATTCCATTCAACCCAAGTCATATGAAACAGATTCATTGTCTAACCGACGCTAGAATAAACCTCCCAATGCAGCAGGCTCCCAGTTCATAATTATCAGCTCACCGCTGACCTCGGCCTTACCCTGACGCTGATTCGTCGTGCTGTACCGAATGTCCACCATCTCAAAGTGGAAGCCTTCAAACACTTTTCGAATTTCAGGGTGGTCATTGATGCTCACCATCACCTTGCCCTTGCACCGCCGCATAAAGTCGGCCATGCGCTCATAGTTCTCAAATGGGAAGTCAACGCCGTAGCCTGCGGTCTGCCAATAGGGCGGATCCATGTAATGGAACGTGTGTGGCCGGTCGTAGCGTTCGGCGCACTCAAGCCAGCCAAGGTTCTCGACATAGGTCCCCGACAGCCGCTGCCACGCCGCAGACAGGTTCTCCTCAATTCTCAGCAGGTTGATCGCCGGCCCCGTCGTAGCGGTACCGAAGGTCTGACCGCTGACTTTCCCCGCAAAAGCGTGGTGCTGCAGGTAGAAAAAACGCGCAGCCCGCTGGATGTCGGTGAGCGTTTCCGGCCTGGTCATCTTCTGCCACTCGAAGACCTGCCGGGAGCTGAGCGCCCATTTGAACTGGCGCACGAACTCCTCCAAATGGTTCTGCACAACCCGGTACAGCGTCACCAGGTCACCATTGATATCGTTGAGGACTTCGACGGGAGCGGCCTGGGGTCGCATGAAGTAGAGCGCGGCGCCGCCGGCAAAGACCTCGACGTAGCATTCATGAGGTGGGAACAGTGGGATAAGACGATCTGCCAGGCGACGCTTGCCGCCCATCCATGGAATTATTGGTGTGCTCATAAGTGATCCTTGTTTCAAAAGTTGGATTCGCTTAGGCTTCGCACCCCCTGCGCAGTGGGGCGAGGCCTTGGTTGGAGCACTCGGCACGTTCGAGTGATTCAGCGTCGAGCTGGTGTTGACGCACCGGCTCGTCGCCTCGTTTACTGCGCAGGGGGGCTTACTGCCTCCCCGGCGATTTCGTAGGGTTTGAACCGGATTACCTCCTCCCCCACCCAGTCATTCAGCTGCAGCATCCGCGTCTGAATGGGTTCCAGTTCGTTCGCCGCATAGATCTGCGCCGCCTCTCTGATCGATCCAAAGCCCCCTGCGTTCTGCGGCACGATGCCCATCAGTTGCGGTGGTATCCGCAGGCTAGCCAGCACGTCGTCCCGCGTCTGATTCTTGATCGAGTTGAATTCATCCTTTGCCGCTACCTCGCTGACCGGGATTAGCTGAATCCCGTCTTTCTTGCCGGTCGGCGAGTAAACAAACAGGTTGCGAAAGTTCCCCGGCCCCTTCGAATCCTTGAGCGCCTTGCGCAGCGCGTCGATGTCGGTCTCGGTCTGTGCGGCGTCGGTCATGTACAAAATGAAGCCGGCATGACTGCCGTTTTCGTAGTACTTGCGCCGGAACAGGGTCGCGGACTCATTGAGCAAGGCCGATTGCAGGGCACTGATCCACTCCGGTAATCCGTAAATCTCCTGGTGCAGATCCGCCTCGCGCAGGTGAAAGACGCTGCCCGGGTCGAAGGCATGCTCATTTTTGAAGCCTTGCACCTGGTAAAATCGGCCGCCTGGTCCAGCACGCATGTACTTCGCCAGCGGCGGTACCAATTGTCGCGTACTGCCAAGCACCGAGCGGCGGCGCTCCAGATAGCCATTGCCCAGGCACAACGAGTCCAGGGCGAACTGTTCAAACGCGGCGCGGGACAACATCGGGTGCGGGATGAAGGTCTTGCTCAGCAAGTTGCGCTTGAACATCAGTCCCGAGTGCAGGTGCACGCTCGCCCCAACTGAACGGGCCAGGCCATCGAGGGACAGCGGCGGCTCATACCAGCGACCGTTGAACCAGCACTCCAGGTAGTCGAAAACCTCTCGACCACCCAACACGGGCGACGGGTCACCGAAACTGAACACCTGCGTGCCTTGGCTGACAGCGGGCAGTGCTGCGTCTGTGGACATCAGGGCCTGGTTGGCGAGTTGTTCGGTCATGTGAAAATCTCCATCCGCCCGGTGTTGGCAGCGGTCTGCCCCTCAAGCGGCTCGTTGTGCAATGCGTGAAAGAGCGCCCACGCCAGATCGGCGTGACCGGTGTTGTCGTTGCGCCCGGCGGTGTAGGTGTATTGGCGCCCGCCAGCGGTGATCGTCTTGCGGATGGCCATCAGAGATTGAGCCATGTCGGTCCAGCCGGCATCGAACTCCAGCCGGCCCTTGTGGATAACGTCGTAGGCCTTGAGCACCAGGCGGGTTTTCACTTCTGGCGAATAGCTGAAGGTGGTGACAGCCGGGAAGAATTGGCGCACCAGCTGGGCCACGCCGCTGCCCAAGCCGGTGACATCGATCCCGATATAGGTCACCCAGTAGCGGTCGCAGACGCTTTTGATAAATGCGGCCTGGGCGGCAAAATCCATGCCCCGGAACTGGTGCCGCTCAAGTACACGGAATTTGCCGCCCGGTACCAGCGGCGGCGCAACCACCACCAGCCCCGAGCAATCGCCCGTCTCGGCCGGGTCATAGCCAATCCACACTTGGCGGTCGCCGAACGGGCGCATGGCAAACGGTTTGTAGTCCTCGGCCCACTCGACCCAGCTGTCGACCATGCAGGACTGCAACAAGGCCAATGGGAAGATGCTCGCCCCGTCGTCGACAAAATCGCACATGAGCAAGTTGGCAAAAGCTTCGGGGCTGTACTCGCGGCGCAGTTCTTCGATGTCGAACAAGTCACAGCCACCCTGCTCCGCGTCGAGGATGTTGACGATCTGCCGCCATAGCCGATCCTCGCAAAGCCGTCCCTGCTGCAGAGACCCATGGGAAATATCGACTTTGGTGTGCTGTGCCGCCGGCTTGCCCTTGTTGAAGCGTTCGCCGGTCCAGAAGGTGTAAGCCTCGTGGGCCATGCTGGATGGAGTCGAGAAGTAGGTTTTTCGCCACTTCTTGTGCATCGCCATGCCCGAGGCGACCTTGTTCAGTTCTTCAAACTTGAACGTCCAGAAGAATTCGTCGAAGTAGAAATTGCCGTGGTAGCCCTGGGCGGTGCGGGCGTTGGTACCGAGGAAAAACAACTCAGCACCGTTGGGCAACACGATGGGGTCACCGGTCAGCTCAACACCGATCACCTCCCTGGCGAAGGCCTGGATGTACCCGCGAAACAGGTAGGCCTGGTTCTTCGAAGCCGACAGGAAAATCTGATTACGCCCAGTTTCCAGCGCATCGATAAACGCCTCGCGAGCGAAATAGTAGGTCGCGCCGATTTGCCGGCTCTTGAGGATGACGCGGGTGCGCTGGTTGCCGGCCCGGTACCAGTCTTTCTGGTAATCGAAACAGCCATCGATAAACGCTTCACGCAGCAGCTCGATCTGCTCTTCGCTAATGTCGTTTTTCGGGGACTTTTTCTTCGGGCCTTCGTTGCGCTTGGCCAGGTTCGGGTTGAGTTCGGTTTCGGTACCGCCACCCTGGAACCGCTGAATGCGGGCCTGCCGCTCCAACTGCCGGTGCAGCAGATCAATCTCTTTGTAATCTCCGCCGCTCTTGCCTTCCTTGAGGATCAACTGCACCAAACGCGCTTCCAATGCGCCGCCGATACGCTCGACATTGTCTGCCCGGTCCCACTCATCGCGGGCCTTCCAGCTGTGTAGCGTTTTTTCCTTTTCGCCAGTAGCCTCGGCAATCTCGCAGATACGCCATCCCATCCAGTACAGGAACTTGGATTGGCGTCGGGGATCGATGGGCAGTAGTTCGGTCTTAATCATGGCCGCGATGCTGCCGCCCCCGCCCGAGACTCAATAGCTCCGCCCCTTGTACCCGTCCGCTCTACAGTCCCGCCTCGTTGCCGCAACTCGCGCGCGTCACGACCATGGCCCTCATTGCAACGCACTTAGCGCCCAACGCATTGAGGATTCCCGGCATGAAGAAATTCCGCAGCAACTGGTTCCGCGTCGCCGTCGAGGGCGCTACCTCGGACAAACGCACCATCAAGCGCAGCTGGTTGGAACAGGCCGCAAAGAACTTCAACCCGTCCACCTACGGCGCCCGCATCTGGCTGGAGCACTACCGCAGTGTGCTGCCGGACAGCCCATTCAGGGCCTATGGCGACGTGTTGGCGGTGAAGACCGAAGAAATCGACATCAACGGCCAGAAGAAACTGGCCCTGTTTGCCCAGGTTGAACCCACTGCCGACCTGATTGCGATGAACAAGGCCAAGCAAAAGATCTACACCTCAATCGAAATCGACGACAGCTTCTCCGACACCGGTGAGGCCTATATCGTCGGTCTGGCGGTGACCGACTCCCCGGCCAGCTTGGGTACCGACGTCTTGGCCTTCTCTGCCCAGAAGCCCGAAGGCAGCCCATTCAAGGACCGTCACTATTCCGCGACCTCAATGTTTACCGAGGCTGTTGAAACTGAGCTGAAGTTCGAAGAAATCGAGGAAAAGCCAAGCCTCGGTGCTCAACTTTTTTCCAAGGTGCAGACCCTGCTCAAGGGCAAGCAGGATAAGGACGACGGCGAATTCGCCCAGATCGGCCAAGCCGTCGAGACCATCGCCGAACACGTCAAAGACCTGCCCGACCAGTTGGCTGCCGAAAAGAAATTTTCAGCCGGACTGAAGACGCAGCTCGATCAGGTCAGCACCGACCTGAAAGAGCTGAAAACCAAGCTTTCCACCACCCAAGACCACAGCCAAAAAGAACGCCCTCCGGTATCCGGCGGCGACAACCAGGTCGTGACCGACTGCTGACAGTCAGCCCCACCACAGCCCCCGAATAACGAAGGACGATCACCATGCGTAATGAAACTCGGCAACAGTTCAATGCTTACCTCGGCCAATTGGTCAAACTGCACGGCGTACCTGACGTCACCACCAAGTTTGCGACCGCACCAAGCGTTACCCAAACACTGGAAACCCGCATGCAGGAGTCCAGTCAGTTTCTAAGCGCGATCAACATCTACGGTGTTACCGACCAGATGGGCGAAAAGATCGGCATGGGTGTCGGTGGACCGAACGCCGGGACCACTGATACCAACGTGAAGGATCGCGAAACCTCCGACATCACCACTCTGGATGATCGCGGGTACTTCTGCTCGCAAACCAACTTCGACACCCACCTGCGCTATAGCAAGCTGGATGCCTGGGCCAAGTTCCCCGATTTCCAGGCACGTATCCGTGATGCGATTTTGAAGCGCCAGGCACTGGACCGCATCCTGGTCGGATGGAACGGTACCAGCCGTGCTGCCACATCCAATCCAACAACCAATCCACTGCGCCAGGACGTCAACATCGGCTGGCTGCAAAAAATGCGCGTCGAGAACGCTGCACGGGTCATGGATGAAGTGACTCCAGGCTCGGGCAAGATCACCATCGGCGCCGGCAAGAACTTCACCAACCTGGATGCCCTGGTGTTCAGCATGGTCGAGGAGTTCATCGCGGCCTGGTACCAAGAGGACCCCGACCTGGTGGTGATCTGCGGTCGCCAGCTGCTCGCCGACAAGTACTTCCCAATCATCAACAAAGACAACGCGCCGAGTGAAATGCTGGCCGCAGATATCGTCACCAGCCAGAAACGGCTGGGCAACCTGCCGGCGGTGCGTGTGCCGTACTTCCCGCCGCGTGGCCTATTGGTCACCAAACTGGAAAACCTGTCGATTTATTGGCAAGAAGGCAGTCGCCGCCGGACCATCCTCGACAACGCCAAGCGCGACCGCATCGAAAACTACGAATCGGTCAATGACGCCTACGTCCTCGAGGACCTGGAATGTGCAGCCCTCGCTGAAAATATCGAAATCTCCTGAGGCGGCCGACCATGACCAACCCCTGCCGTCGTCACTTTCAACGTGTCACTGCCGCCCTGGAGGCGGCAGCCGTTGA